AATAATCGAGAGCTTCGGATCTCGCGCTGCTAATCTCTCCCCCGGCAGATCCGGCAGAGGCATCTATCTGCCCGCGGCAAATAGCTGCAATTTGATCGTCAGATACGGGTTGTGATTTTTCTGCCATTGATGCTCCTAAGCGCTTAGCAGCTCAGCATGATCTATCTTAAACCCTTCATGCAAAACTTCGCCGTCTTTAATGGAATCAAAATAAACGTAGATGTCCGGCTTATGCTGTTTGCTCTTTTCCCGCAAGAATTCCAGCCACACATCAGGCTCGAATACGGAAACGTGGACGTTAGTCCCATCGGAGAATGTCTTCACCGCAGGGAAGCACGCAATATTAAAGAAGGCAATCTTATCCGATCTATCAAGTATTTCGTCAATAACCCAATTTAAGTCATTCTCTGGGATGTGCTCGAGGACGTCCACACTGATCACGGCATCATAGCTTTTATCCGGCAGCGCGTCGTAGAGGGCCGGCTCGTATAGATCAACCTCCACGCCCCAGTATTCATCCAGCGGCTTATCGATTAATTTTGTTAAGGCGCCGTAATCCTCGCCGTACAGCACGCCGCGGCCAGCCCCGTAGTCCAGTAGAGTTTTGCAGTCGTTTTCTTTAAGCAGTCGATCAAGGAGGCGGATGAATCTCCTCGTGCTTCGGCCATCAAATAACTTGCCTCCCTCGTGGAGCTCTTTGTAGTTTTCCAGGCACCAGATGTACTCTGGCGATGGATTGACTCGGCTTAAATTCATCTCAGCCCGCCAATGCCCACCAGCACTCGACCGCGGCACAGGCTTTAGCCCCTTGTTGGAGTAGTAGCGCCACTCCGCCTGCCGTGATGATGCTTCCTGAATCAATGATTAGCGTTGGGCTTGTCAGGTGCGTCGTCAGCTTGTCAGCAGCATCGATAGCCTTATAAGCATTTCGATTCAGGCTAAAAATCACGGAGTCAGGATTCTCGGTCAATCCCGTCAGCACCGTGATTCCGATTCTCGAATTGTCATCCACCAGCACTGCATTGGGAGGATCGTCGGCAAAGCTGTCCTTTCCCTCTTTCCAGATAGAGAGAAACATCGGCAGCGACATATCGAATGCGTGACGCTCGGGGCGATCTGTAAATGCGATCGCAGCCGTCAAGTCCGCCTTATTCAAGACAAACATATGCGTCCCTTTCTCATCCATCCGGTGGACGATGCCTTTCGTAGCACTGATTACAAACAGCAGCTTTACCTTAGTCTCTGCTGGCTGGGCCTTCAGTTGGGCAACCAGATCGTCAAGCGTCTGCGGAGGAGTCCGTGGAGCGGGATCTTTTGTGCAGCCGACTAATAATGCAAGCAATATCAATAGTTTAAATAGTAGTCCCCTTTTCATTATTTTACCTCGCAGCCTAGGCTGGACGGTAAAAACCCCTTGACAATAATTAATATTACACGCCATCACACTATCCCTGTATTTGCGTATTCCAACGTCTCCCACTTCATCGCTGTCGGCGTGTAGAGGCAGCCATATCGAAAGGCGTCAGCAGCATGAGAGGCCCAATCGTGGACGGGCTTGAGCCTGAATGTCCTGCGCTTGTCGTCGTACTCGGCACGGTATTGCCGGAGCGCGTCTATGCCTCGTTTACAGTGGAGATCGTCAAACCAGCAGTTTGGTAGCTGCCTACGGACGGCCTCGATGCCATCCTCTACGCGCTGCTGCGGCATGACCTCAGCCTCTATCCCAAGGCTCTCCAAGGCTTCGACTCGCGTCCTGCCGGTGTCCAGGCTTCTCACCCGGACGTCGTGGGGAAAAACGTGCTTGTCGTACTTCCACTTTCCCGCCTTGGCTTTTTCCTCCAGGACATTCGCATAATGGGCCAGCCCCTCGCCGGAGGCTTCGTAATAGTCGATCAGCCTAATCTCAGGCCCATTTCTCTGGGCAAACCAGATTGCGGTACTGTCCCCTATTCCCAGATCCCACCAGGTTTCGACTTGCAGCCCGGGATCGTGCTGTACCTTCCCGATGCGCTGCTCGTTGCCGGCCTCTTCAAGCAAGCGCCCGAAATAGCTCCCGATAATTGCGGCGACGAAGCTGCACTCAAATTCCTGTGCATACTGGTTTTCACTCATCACCTTCCGCGCCGCGGCTAGCTCATCAGCGCTGACGTAGCCCGTCTCGCTCGCTCGGTGCATCTGGACATACCAATCGTCGTCATGCTTGGCGGTTTCATACAGATCGAAGAAGGCGTTATGGCCCATAGGCGTGCCGATAAAGATAGCTTTGCCCTTCCGATCAGCGAGGGCCGGGCGTACCACCTCGGGCCATAATCGGGCGGACATCTGCGCGTATTCATCCATGATGACTAGATCGAATCCCTGGCCACGGAGCGTATCCGGCGCATCCCCGCCGAATAGCTGAATACGAGCGCCATTCGGAAAATCAGCACGCAACTCGGCCTCGTTGTATGCAATGCCCGGAATTGGGCGGCTGTAGTGCTTCAGCATATCCCAGGCCACGGCCTTAGCCTGTCTGTACAAGGGCGCGATATAAGCGAAGCGCGGGGCGCGAAATGAGCAGGTAGCTGTGGCCTTAATGCATTCGTTGATAGCAAAGACTGTTTTGCCGAAGCGTCTATGGCAGACAAGAATAGCGAAGCGCTCTTTACGCTCATGCGCGTCGAGTTGGAAGGGGCGGGGGTAGTAGGGTATCTTAATCGCCGCCATTTAATAGGCCGCCGATAGGCTTATCGTCCCGTTTCAGGACTTTGGCGCGTCTGGCTAAGTCATCGAATAGCACCATGTTGCGGGTGCCTTCTCCGGCTCCTCGGCTTCCTTGATCGTAGTATTTGATGCCGGGGATGCCTAGCTCGTCAAACATGGCAGAAATCTTTTCTGCCGGGAGAATCTTGACCATTTCAGCATACAAGTCGTTCCCGTCAAAGCGAGGACGTTGCCTTGCAGCTTTGATAGCTGGCCCGAACCCCCTAGGCAAATCTGCGTGGGCTTGTAGCCGATCCAACGCCTTCCTCACACTCTCCGACTGCTCACTCAGCGGCTTATCCCAATCCAGCATCTTGGCTATGTCTACGTCGGGGACATCTATTTCGTAGAGGTGACTAGTCGATGGGATAGCCGCCAATTCTTCGGCTACTTCTGCCGCTGCTTGCCTATAATCTTCGTCATAATCCATGTCTAGTGATCGTTTCCGCAAGTCATCCGGGGTGTCATGCAGCATGGCATTTTCCCATTGCTCCATGCGGTTGTAGTCTCCTGCGCTTTCGGCTTCTTTATATCGCGCCATCATAATTTCCTCGGCGTCGAAATCTCTCGGCTGATAGGTTTGAGCTACGCCCTTACTCTCAGCTACATACAATCCATGCCCGAAAGCCTGTGCGCCTTCACCTGTGCCTATCTTGGTGGGATCTAAGACGTCAAATTTATGGGGGGAGCCTTGGTAGACCACCATTGCACTCGGGCCATCGCCATATCGCACGATCTGATCTGCTTCAGGTACATCGAAATCAGCATAGAACGGATTAGCTGCCCGCTCTGCTGGCGTCATGTCCATGCGGGCTTGTACTTGGCGGGCTTCAGCTTCGCCTGCGAGAGCGCGATACATATCGTATGGATCTGCTGTCGCTAACGACTTGCGGGCCATCATGTTGTCTATCTGCGTCCTGAGCACGTCCGCCCTCGCCATCGCTGCCGTTTCTGCCTGCGACACATCGATGCCCATGTCCTGCTTGAGCTTGCCCATCTGAGCGTCGATATCTATTCGCAATAACTCGTCTTGCAGTGGCTTTACGTCGTTTATGTTGCTCAGTAAGTCGTGCAACCCCTGTCCTATAAACTCGTCAGGACTACCACCCCGCGCAAACCCCTCTGCTCCTTGTGTGGCGTGTTGTAGTTCGTGCAGGGATGCTGACTTCGTAAACTCGGGGGTAGCTCGCCGATCTTCGTACAGCGTTATCCTTTCTGGTATTCGATGCCCCGTTGAGCTACGAGCACTAGCTGCGCTATAAGATGCCCCCTCACCCGCTGGCGCTCCTAATGACATCGGTTGAGACAACGATATATCCGATGCCGTTGGATATGCTGAATACAACTCATCGTGTCGTATTAAGTCGCCTACTTTATCTGCATCCTCGTAATATCCTCCATATTGCGGGTTAAACGGCGCTACTACTGCCGCCGCACTATCATCTATCTCGAAACGCAACTTCCCATCCTTGCCGCGATAAACACCGTATCCGTAACTCTGCGAGGTGCGCGTCCATATCTCATCCCTGCTTACGCCCTCGTTTTCCAGCCGCTTTGCTAGCTCTATCGCTAGGGCTGGACGGTTATTGCCCGCTTTCGCCAGATTAGCCGCGCCTTCCACCCCGCCAACCATTGCTTCATCGAGCAGCCCCCGACGTTGCAGGACGGGGGTAAGCAAGACAGACGCCATATCCTCGGTTGAGGCTGGTGCGTATTTTTTGCCTTTGAGCGCACGGCCAAGAAGCCCCGCACCCGTTGCCA